CTTATAAACGTGGAATGGTGCAATTTTCGCTTTATCCGTAATTAGTTTAATGATTGAGTAAACTATATCGTTTGCTACATATCCATCATCAACAAAACTTCTTTGGTCTGCTCCTTGCCAAGTAACTATACCCCTTTCAATTGCTATTTGGGAGTTCATTGGAATTGTTGGAAATAGTGTGTTAATCTTCTTTTTAGTGAAGATGTCAAATAAACCCATATTATTAGAATTTAAACAAAGTTAAAGAAATTTAAGTTAAAATACACTTACCGCAAATTTAGGTTTTGTCAAGTGAGTAAATACTGCATATCGTGAAGCATCCAAAGCATCATCATTTGCTTTTACAGGTTCTTCAATTACATTATCGTTTTTATCCTTTTTCCATTTGTACGACATAAATTCCCTTTTAAGATTTTGACTATGGAAGTGAATGTTTATAGGATATGATTTCATTTTTACTATTCCTGCCCATACATCTTTTTGTGCAGGTTTAATATTAAATCCTTGTCGGTAAAGTTCCTCTATTGATTTAGGTTCGGCTGCATCTGCGTATATGGTTGCTCGTTCAGGTACTTTCTCTTTTATTAATCTTGTAAGGTCGGATAGTGTAAGACCACTTTGATAAATGATTTCCTCAAAATAGTTTTCGCCTTCGTGATGGGTAACCTTTATAAGTGCAGCTGGATGCACATATCCAAAGTCAAGCCCATAGAATACATCTCCTTCGGGTGCGGTGTCGTATTGTTTCCATTGGGTGTAGATAAGTTCTTTTGCTGCACCTCGTTCTCCTAATCCGTAAACCTTCCACATAAAGTCATCAGGTAGGTTTTTATATTGCTCTATGTTTTTTATTTGTGATTCGGATAGGTTTGGCAGGTTGTTTAAGTAGGTAGAATGAATGCGTTTGTTTTCAGGATTGTCGGCTACTTCATAAACCCAATTAACAAAGTCAGCAGGATTCCAATCAAGGAATACCTTGCCTGTGGTTCGCATTAGTAATTGGTCGTATAAAGTTCTTTTGATTAAGTTAGCCTCATTGATAAATAGAACATCCCTTGCTGGTCCTCTAGCCTTGCTTTCATCTTCTAATCCAAACAGTTCAATGTAAGACCCATTTGGGTAAGTGTATATAAAATCCGAAAAGCTAAAGTCATTGTCTTGCCATAAACCCCAATTCTCCATAATAGATTTAAAGTCTCTATAAACTCCACGTTTGATATGTGGTAGTGAATGAGATACTATTGAAATCCTAGTCTTTGGATTGTTGAAGGCAATCTCAATAAGTAATTGAACTATGGAATAAGACTTTGAAGAACGAGTGCCACCTTCATTGCATATAACTGGATAACTTCCTTCATACGCTTTTTTGTTGGCAAAGAATACTGGTGTGGCATTAATCTTCAATTGGTTTGCATCGGTCATCTTGTTGTATTACTATTTGAACACTCCCTTGAATGTTTGCGTTTAAATCCGTTGTTTGCTTGGCTCTGCCTTCTAATCTATCTAGAATCTCCTGATAAGCCCTTAAATCGGATTTCATTGCCTTTGCAATTATCTTCATATCTAACTGTTCAGCTATTGTAAACTCCTCATCTTCGCCTGTAACAGGGTTACGCACTTTGGTAACGAGTTGTAGTAAACGCAATAGTCTTGTTTTGCTATGTTCAACTCCTTTAGGTTTCCCTGCTGGGTTTCCTGATACTCCTTTAGGGAATGGGGTTAAATTTTGTTCATTTGCCATTTCTCACTGAATTTTCATTGAATCACAAAGGTAATCCGTTCTTCTTGATTATCAATGATGGGTTAAGTTTCTTCATTCTGTCAACAATAACTTGGCAGTATTTTGGGTCAAGCTCCATTAGTCTTGCCTTACGATTTAATTGTTGTGCAGCTACCATAGTACTTCCACTTCCACCAAATACATCAAGAACTATATTATTTTCTTTACTGCTATTTTTCATTGCCCTTTCAGGTAGTTCAACAGGTTTTTGTGTTGGGTGATAATCATTTTTACTATCTTTCTTTAATTCCCATACACTTTTTTCATCACTTGCACCAAACCATTGTGGAGTTTTACCTTTTTTAAATGCATAAATAAATGGTTCAAAGTTTGGAATGTATTGAGCCATAAATGCACCTAATCCGCTTTTTACTTTATACCAACATAAAACTGCCCTTACTTGTAGATTAAGATTAGCAAATGAATTAAATGTCTCTACGGATTTATTGGTGCTATACCAAATATAAAATGCTGAATGGTCGTGTGAGAATAAATCAGCATTCATTAATGATTCGTAAAAAAGGTCTGTTAAATCTTGTCCTTGCAAGGTATCATTTTCAATACCTGTTCTTTTCTTTTTGTTGTGTCCTCCTTCATAGCTTACTCCATAAGGGGGGTCGGTAAATACCATATCAGCCTTTTGTCCGTTCATTAACTTTGCAACTTGGTCGCTATCAGTACTATCCCCACAAAGCAATCTATGTTCGCCAATCTCAAATAAATCCCCTAATACTATATCGGTTTCAGTTCCGCCATCAGGTACTGCAAAGTCATCTTCTTCGGCTTCTAAATTGTTTACATCAAAGTTTGGTATGTCTAAACCCCAATCGGTAAGTTCCTGTGCATCCCAATTATTTGCTAGGTCATCCCAATTCCATTCCCCATAGCCGACATTGTCCTTTACAATAAATTCCTTTTTCTTTTCCTCGCTTAAATTGTTAGCGTGTATTACAGGAACATCAGTCATTCCAGCTTCAATACAAGCCTTTAATCTCATATTGCCACCTAATACCATATTATTCTCATCAATGACAATTGGTCTCAATTCAAGCATTTGGGGGAAATCTTGGATTGACTTTACAAGTTGTTTAAACTTATGGTCTTTAATTAGGCGTGGATTGTTTGGGTTTGGTTTGATTTCGTTTATTAACATTATCGGTTTTTTGTTGGTGTTCTTATTGATGCAGTTTGTAGCACTTCTTTTTTATTTATGTCTTTAAATCCTAAAGACTTCGCACATTGGATACATTTTACTTCGTGTTTTGGCAATTGTGATTCCCATACATAATCGGTGGTAATCCCACATTTGCACTTGTATTCTCTTTTACAAAATGTATCTTTCATTATCCTTGTCGGTTATATGGTTTTGTTGGTTTGTCTTTTGGTCCGTTACTTTTTTTGTACTTACCTTTTTTTCTTGTGCCAAAGTTTACCTTTCCAGCTGCGTTAAGTTTCGCCATTATTTATACTTTTCAATTATTTGATTAAGTTCAGTCCTTGACCATTTCTTTATGAGCCTGTGTTGGCTTTCTAGGTGTAAAACCATTCTTTCGCCTATCTTATCAATTAGGTTTCTGCGATAGCCTATCAAATGGAATTGGTCAAACCCATTGCAGGATTTACATTCTCCGTTTACGTTATACTCATCAAACCTTAATGCTGAACTTCCCTTAACAGGAACATAATGCCCAGCATCCATAACCTCATAATCCTTTACCTGACCGCAACTAATACAAGTAAAATATCCATCTTGACTATCTCTAGTCCTAATGTAGCGGTTAAATATTTGTTGAGCCTTTGCGGTTAATCTTGGTATTGATTGTAAAGCCATAATGCAAAACTAATATTAAATTTTTATAAAATTTGTATTATTAATACAATATCCGTTTAATTTATTTTTTATAGTATGGTAATTTAATCCATAAATAATTGAAATTTCTTTTACTGTATTATAAAAAATACCATTTTCAATATTTAAAATTATATTTTTTGAAAATACCCTTTCTTTTACCATTTTTAAAAATCTAGCTTTATTTTTTTCATTTACTTTTGACATACCTAATTTAAATGAATGCAACAAATTTTCACTTCTTGTAACCCATTCAAGATTTTCTAACCTATTATCAGTTTTTATACCATTAATATGATTTACATCAGATTTATTAAGTTTATTTGGCAAATAAGTCATTGCTATTAATCTATGAACTAATAATGATTTGCTTATCTTGTTTTTATATAAATAAACTTGATGGTAACCTGAAGATATTTTAACTTTTTTCAAACATCTATTTGTTTTAATATTATATACATTACCATCTTTTGAAACTGCATAATTTGGATAATCTTTTATAATTTTCATATTTAGGGTTTTATAGTACGAAAAACAACTATTCGGTCTTTATGGGTAAATCGTTTCTTATTTACAGGGTTTAAGGATTGTTTAATTTGGTATTCATTTACTCCTGTTATTCTTTTTGCGTAGGATATGGATTTAAATATTATTTCTTGTTTTGTGTCTAGGTATATCATTCTCACTTGTTGTGCGTTTTCTGCTCCATTCATTTGCTATGTCGTTTAGTAATTTTGTTAATGGAATTAAAAATCCTTTGGAACTGTTGTTATCACCTCCATTTTTAAGGAATAAGTTTTCTTTATAGTAAACCCTACAAACTTGTTTTAGTGCTTTTGTTGGAAATATAAAAGATATGTCAAGTTCATCTATTCTATAAATCCAATACTCTGCGGTTGTGGTTGCTAATCCGCTTGGCTTACATCTTGATTCGTATTCAAAGAATAAGTTTCCTGTTTTGTGTATTAGCCTATCGTTTTTTACTTCAATATGTTTACCATCAGAAAACATATAATTTATTAAATCTTCGGCTTTTTCGCCAAAGTTTAGGTCGTGTGTAAAGCTAGATGAGTATTTCATTTTATTAATCGTTTTATTTCGTAGTATAAATCAAATGTTCCCAATATCATTATGGCAAGTATAAAGCCAATAAATATCCTTGTAAACTCAAATATCAGTTTAAATAGTTCTTTCATAGGTTATTTGTTTTGGTTATCTTTTTTTAGTCCTAATAAACTTGGATTTGCTATAACATTATCTTGCCATATTTTCATACAATGAGCTGTATATTTACCTAATTCTTCCAATACTTTTTCTTTATTTAAAATACCTCCTTCAAAATCATTAATTACTCCTTCAACAAAATATTGTGCTTGATTTATTGTTTTTACATCTTTTAATTTCATAGGTTATTTGTTTTGGTTTAATAATATAAAATTGATTTAATTTAATTAATTAATGTTAAGTATAAATACTAAATTTAAAATATTTATAATTGGAATTATATTTCTAATTTGATTAAATATTTGTTTTTTAATTAATTTTTTTATAGTAATTAGAATTATATTTCTAATTTGCTTTTTGGATATTGTGTATAAAATTTTCCCATCCACCTTTTTGATTCAGCTTTATATTTTTGTTTAGCCTTAAGTAATTGTTGTATAGTAACTTTTAAGTTTTTTACATATTCATCTTGCTTATTAAGTACTCCATTTTTACGCAGTGCTTTATTTTCATCTTCAAGTTCAGCTATTTGACTTTCTAAAATACCAACTTTAAATCCATATTCTTTTAGTTGTCTATGTAAATCAGCAATTATTTCATCTTGGCTATATATTCTTTTTACCTGCAATAAAACCTCCCTATCTACATAAGTTTTCATAGCTGGTTATTAAAGTGCATCATTAATGAATATTTTTTACATTGCTGCCTCATTGTTTCCTCATCAATTAGCATATCATCAGGTTTCTTTGATTGTGCTAAAAATACTGCCCTTACTTTGGCTTTTATTGTGTCAGCTTGTTCCTTTGATATTTTAATTTGTTTACGCTTCCATAGATAGTCAAATACTTGATGGTTTAAAAACCGCCAATTCTTTTGCTCGGATTTGTTCCAATAATCTTGCTCATCCTTAATGGCTTGTTCTTCATTTATTTGCATTGGTGTTTCGTTTATTTCGTTTATT